CCTGCATCACGAGGGCATTGTGATGATGGATAGCGTGTTCATGTGGATGCCGTTCGTTGAACGCTGCGACTGTGAGCAAGCAAAAAAGAAATGGGATGCATACGATGCGGAACAGGCACGGTTGAAAGCTGAGGAAGAACAGAGAAAAAAGAACGAAGCAGAGCAAGCACGTATCAACCACCTTTTGGGACGGAGCGGTATCGGAAAGCGTTTCCGGCAGAGGAGGTTTGACACATTCCGAACAGATACACCAGAGAGGCGGCAGTCGTACAAGGTGGCAAAGAAATACGCTGACAATTTTGCACTGTTTATGCAGGATGGCATAGGGTTGTACATAGAGGGTACGAATGGTACAGGAAAGACGCACCTTGCGGCGGCGATAGCAATGCAGCTTATGACCGAGCAGCATATCCCGTGTATATGCAAGACAGCGGGAGATTTACTGCTGGATATCAAGGCATCGTATGACAGCGAGGGAGTGAATGAAAAGCAGATTTTGCAGGTCTACAAGGATGTTTCACTTCTGATACTGGATGACCTTGGCAAGGAACAATGCACGGACTGGAGCATAAGTATTCTGTACTCCATCCTGAATGACCGCTACGAAAAGATGCTGCCGACCATAATCACCACGAATTACAACAGTGATGAGTTGGTTCGGGCATTAACACCGAAAGGCTATGACAACTACAAGGCAAAGGCAATCATCAGCCGATTGCGTGAGGTATCAAAGGTGCTGACTATGGCGTGGGCTGATGCGAGGACACAAAAATAAACGGAGGTTACAGACGATGAATGATTATCAAATTATGAATGAGAGGCAGCACGAGGAGTTTAACACCTTGCCGATTGGAGCGGCGTTCAGCAGTGAACAGTTCGAGGAAATGATGAAAGGCTGGGGGCTGGATGCGAACAAAGACCTTGACAAGATTGTACACCTTGTGGCGGGGGCATATATCCAGAAAAAGGACTTGCCAGCATATAAGGAAATGGCAAAGAGGCAAACGAAAGAATTTGAGGACGCAATCGCAACAGACCAGACGGGTGAGGGATTTATCTACCAGATGTTCCTGTATGAGCTTAAAAACCACGAATACGGATATACAGGAGATGTGGAAGAAACGCTCGATGCGTTGGGCTACGATGCCGATGACATTATGAAAGACACGAGGCTTGCAAGAGGTTTGGAGAAAGCAGCGGCAGAAATACGAAACCACGATTGCTTTGACTGACAGGAGGTGTAGACGATGGACAGATGGACAATGCGAGAGCTGAAAGATACTGACGATATTACATTTGCAATTCAAATTCTATATGAGCGCAGGAGAGGGCTTACACCCTACTCCCCTCTCGGAATGAAGCTGTCGGAAGCAGCACATACACTGGCAGACATAAAAGTAGAGCGTGACCGATACCTTGAAAGACTGGCGGCGGTAAGCAACCCGCCAGAGGCGGCAGACGCACAGGAAACCGATGCGGAGGTATTGGAGGATGTTACAGACCTGTCGGGGTGTGACGAGGCAACCAAAGCCGAAATACTGGATAATGCAAGACGGCTGGAAGAAATGCAGTGCAACCCGTGTGAGCCTACTTTCCCTGAATGCGATGTGTGCGAGTTTGGAGGTGCGGATAATGCCGAATAGATGGTATGGAAAAGAGTTCAATCAGGATAAAGCGGCGCACCAGACATACGCCTTTGCGATGGATGCAAAGAACATTCCGCACGGCGCAGTCGATGAAGTGTGTGTACATTGTGGCGGGCGGTTACAGGTGTATTACTGCGAAGAAAGGCTGTGCTTAGTCCGCTGCCTGAATTGCGGCATTGCTGCACTGACAGAAGCAAGCAACCACGGTGAGGCGGCAAGAAAAACGATAGGAGCGATAAAGAATGAAAACGAATGAGGAACTGAAAGGAACGCCAAACCTGATGATTTTGCAAACCGCAGAGGATGGCGGGGCTGGTGAAATGGTTTACAACAAAATGCGTGCATCCGTGATTTGGAGTACGGGCGCAGGATGGGACCATGTGAGCGTATCGCCGTATAGGAGAAACTACACACCAACGTGGGATGATATGTGCAAGCTGAAAAGGATGTTCTTTCACCCAGAGGAAACGGTCATTGAATACCACCCTGCCGAGAGCCAGTACGTCAATATTATGCCGAATTGCTTGCACTTGTGGAGACCGCAGCATTACGAAATCCCGTTGCCGCCGCCTATCCTTGTAGGAGTGCAGAACGGTATGAGCCACGGCGAGATGGAGCGGGCAATAAAGGATGCCTACGAGCATCCGTATGCGCTCACGAGTGGGATGCTATTGGAGGCGAAACCAGATGCTTGAATTTATGAGCGAGCGAAAACACACGGCGCAAAAAGAATACACTTGCGATATATGCGGCTGGGCTATCCATAAGGGCGAACAGTATTACAGATACGCCGCAAAGTATGAGGGCGAAATGCTGGATTATTGCCACCACGTCCATTGCCGCAATATGTCGGTGGAGTATTGCGAGGAACAGGGCGAGAACGAGTATGACACAGGCAACATAGCGGACTATCTTTACGATAGATTTTGCTGTGATTGCATACACGGAGCGAACGAGGAAAGCGACTGCGAGTTTTCCGCATACGAATGCCCGAAACTGATTGAACGATTTTCTGAAAGGACGATGAAAGATGAGAAAAAAGCCGAACCGAAAGTACATGACAACGAGGGTACAGTATAAGGCGGCGAAATCATACGACCACGCACAGTTTGATGCCTTTTGCACGAATATCTATGCAGAGGGCTTCAGAGATGGCGAGAAGTCGGTAAAAGGCGCAGACATTACGGACGTGATGAAGCGCATCAAAGCAGTAAAAGGTATCGGAGAAAAGAGGCTGGCGCAGATTGAGCAAGCCATTTCCGAGCTGATGGATAATAACGAAAGCGAGGGCAAACAGAATGAGAATAATGCTTGATGATTGGGCGGTTATGCCCGTTAGAGGACACGACACGGATGCAGGGCTGGATTTGCGAACGCCGATTGCGTTTATTATCGACCCGCACAGCTCGTACACCGTTGATACGGGCGTACACGTTGAACTGCCACCAAACACGGCAGGAATGTTGAAAAGCAAAAGCGGGCTGAACGTAAAATATGGAATATTGAGCGAGGGCGTTATAGATGTCGGCTATTCTGGGAGCATTGTTGCGAAGCTCTATAACAATGGCGATGAGCCTGTGGCATTTGCCAAAGGCGATAAAATCACGCAGCTTGTGATTGTACCTGTTGTTATTCCCGACAAGTTGGAAGTCGTAGACAGGCTTGAGGAAACAGAACGAGGCGATAACGGCTTCGGCAGCACAGGGAGGTGATACCGTGAACAAGACAAAAATCGAGTGGTGCGACTACACATGGAACCCAGTCACGGGATGCAAGCATGGTTGCGAATATTGCTATGCTCGCAGGATTGCAAAACGGTTCAGCACGGAAAATAATGCTCACACGTTCACGGGAGGGCATCCGATAGGTGAACTTCACGAACTGGACGAGCCGGCAATCGTGACAGAAACAGGGCAAGCATCTCCGTACCCGTTCGGATTTGAACCTACACTTTACAGATACCGCCTGTTCAAGCCCACAACAATGAAAGAGCCACAGACTATATTTGTATGCAGCATGGCAGACCTTTTCGGAGCGTGGGTGCCAGACAGTTGGATTGAGGAAGTCTTTACAGCTTGCGAAAAGGCACCGCAACACAGATACCTGTTCCTGACGAAAAATCCGCAGCGTTATATCGACCTCGCAAGAGCTGGGAAACTGCCCCGAAACGACAATATGTGGTACGGGACAACAGCAAACACGCCAGATGAGCCGTTTTTCTATGGCGGTGCGTGGCATACATTCGTGAGCATTGAACCTATTCTGCGAGAGTACGATGAGAAAGAAATCGAGCATATGTGCGACACATACGCACAATGGGTAATTGTGGGGGCAGAAACAGGACGCCGAAGCGGAAAAGTCACTCCTGAAAAACGCTGGATTGAGGCAATCACGAAAACCTGTATCGAAAAGAATATAAGCCTGTTCTTGAAAGACAGCCTCATTCCGATAGTTGGCGAAGCGAATATATTTCGAGAGCTGCCGTGGGAAAGCCGAGAGGCACGAAAAGCGAATATTGATAAAGAGCAAGATTGGCTGGATGCGTGGTACTTGCGACAGGAGGGATGGCGATGGGGTTGATTTACGATTTAGATACAGCATTGCGGAAGCAACAGCCGAGGAAGCCGTCCAGGGCAAAGACATATGGGCTATATGTATGCCCGTCCTGCGATAGGTTCATAGAGCGGCACGAACAATCGCACGGCAATATAAACATTCCGTATTGCAAGTGGTGCGGGCAGCGAATAGACTGGGTGAATTGGAGTGATAACGATGACAAAAGATGAACTGTTATTGGATATGTGCAAGCGGACAGCAACCGTCCCGATGGGCTACGACCCTAAAATTTACAGTATTCCGCATTTGGCGAGATGTCTGAATGAAAGCAAGTACCGCATACGCAAGCTGATGAAAGAGCTGGAAGCGGACGGAGCTGTGCGCAGGAGTTATGACGGCGGCATAGACGATGACGGCTATCCGCATTGCTACCACGGTTGGAGTATTACCAAAAAGACATACGACAGCGAGCTTTACAAGAAATGCGATAAAGAAGCAATAGCCGAGTTCGAGAAATTCACACAGGATTTTGACGAAGAATGGAGGCGAGAGGAGGCAGAAAGGATTGGCAACAGATAGCGAGTACAGATACGGCAGAAATGCCGAGGGCTATCCTGACCCAACAGCTACAAAGGCGTTTGAAAACATCAGCAGGAAAGAACGACAAGAGGAGCTTAAACGGGATGCCGAAACGATGGAGGTTATAAAACGCCTCATCCCAGTATTGAAGAAGACGGCTGATTTTGCTGGTTTTGAAATTGTTGGCAGAATAGTCCTGAAAGACAAGGCAACAGGCAAAGAATGGAGGTAGACCTGTGAATAATGTAATTATCAGCGGCAGATTGACCGCCGACCCTGAATTAAAATCAACCCCGAATGGCGTATCGGTATGCACATTCATTGTGGCGGTAGATAGAGCCACAAAGGACGATGTTGCGGACTTCCCTGTCGTGGTAGCGTGGAGGCAAACGGCAGAGTTCGTGGCAAAGTATCTGTCCAAAGGCAGGAGGATTATTGTCAAAGGCGAAATCCGCACCAGAAACTACGAGGACAAAGACGGAAACAAACGCAAGGCAACGGAAATTCAGGCTGATCGAGTGGAGTTTGCGGACAGCCAGAAGCAGAACAATCAGGAGGGCTACACTAATGTATATGGCGAACAGCAGTATTAACAAGAAGCCTGTGGAAACTGTGGAAAACCAGCAAGGCAAAGATAACGACAAGGTAAAAATCTTACTGGACGGGCTTGCCAAAGGCGAGTGCAAAGGCGTAAAAGGAGCTACCGCCTATAAGATTGCCGAATACGCCCAACATAAGGGGCTGGTCTGATGGCTGGCGTAAGCAATGCCGCTATCAGGGGAAAACGGAACAGAGCAAAGGGAGCATTATTCGAGCAGATGATAGATGCAGCTTGCCGACATTACAGACAGGCTTGCATTGCCGAAATCGACAAGACACCCGAAGCGATGAAACCGCTGGGACACCAGAACGGCAAAGGACAATTTCTGGCGTGTTACACGAAGAAAGCACAGCCAGATTTTAAGGGAACACTCAAAGGCGGCAGCTCTGTCGTGTTTGAGGCAAAAATCACGACTGCGGATAGGATACAGCAATCCGCAGTGCTGGAACAACAAGCGGAGGCACTGGAAAGACACAGAAAGCTGGGAGCGGAGTGCTTTATACTCGTATCATTCGACTTCCAGAAATTCTACCGTGTGCCGTGGGCGGTGTGGCGTGAAATGAAAGAGAGGTACGGCAGGAAATACTTGAAACCAGAGGATATACCCGAATACGAGGTGAAGCTGTGCCGAGGGATGCTCGATTTCCTGCCCGAAGCAAAAATAACGAAAGCATAGCTTGCGAGGAAAGGACTGCATTGTGCCATGAGAAGCAAAAAAGACCCCGCACTTTTAAGGGCAATAGACGAGCTAATGGAGAAATACAACCCAGCACAAAAAGAGCTGTTTGGGGATGTTCTCTATCAGACGCTGAAAACATCAACAGAACTGGCGGCAAAACAGGCAGCGGAACAGGCGGCAATAGTCATTGAGAATGAGCATCGGGAGTATCGGAGCAAGCGTTTCCGTAAACAGTATGCGAATACTCGATTGCTGTTGCAGCATTACCGCTCTCTGAACAGCCATTACGCAAACGCCGTGTGGGATGACAGGGATGTTGCAGAAGAATTTATTGACATTATGGAAATGATGTGCGGGAACTGTTCTGAAACCGTAGTCGTTGACACGATAAAGAAGTCTGCTGAAAAGACCCGTATCATTATGCAACACGTCAATAAGATGCTGGACATCTACAAAAGCCAGTGCGAGCATAGCAAGTACACGGAGGATATGAGGCACTGGCGTGTCATCAAGGGGCTGTATCTCGTTCCTGAAAAAGTGTCTGTCGATGATATTGCTGAACAAGAGAGCATAAACCGCAGAACCGTGTACAAGGATGTGGATGCCGCTGTTGAGAATTTGACGATGCTGCTGTTCGGTATTGACGGGGTAGAAAAGCTCTGCGAATAGCCAAGGCACAAATCGGGCATTGACGGGGCACAAGCAAAAGCTGTATACTGTATATTGGATGATTGTAAAGCCTCCAAAACAGTCTGCACTTTGCACAAGGTCACGGAAATTTTACAAAGATGCCCGCACAAAGGTATTGACATACACGGAATAAAGGTGTATAATATAATTGTAAAGTGGTATGGTGCAGCACAAATTTTTTTGAATGTAAATGCCCCATTTCGGGGTACATACGCAGACGATGATTGATTTTAGGAGGAATTACAATGGACGAACATAGAATTTGCTTGCTCGACTTAAACTACACGCTGGTTGGAAATCAGCAGGAAACGAGGATGCTTAGACCGTTCTGGCGGCGAATGGAAGCCGAGGAATACAGGATGGATTTAATCGAGGCTATCAAAGATGATTACGTTATTATCGTAACTGCCCGCCCCGATTACCAGCAGAAGCAGACGCTCGAAAACTTGTACAAGAAAACGGGGTGGAAGCCCGCAGAGGTATATTTCAACGACATCAATGCACGACCGCCTGTTTTCAAGGAGTCAGCGTTAAAGCGTTTCATATTTCCGAAGTACGGGAGAAACGGCGGCGAGTATTATGCTGTCGAAAGCAATCCGAGAACAAGAACGATGTATGCGAAATACGGCATTGAGGCGCAGCCGTATGAAAAATTCATCAAAGGCACAGCGGCGTATGTTGAGCCGCAGCCAGAGCCAAAGGATACCCAGATGACATTGTTCGATTATGGGATGTAATACAGAAGCAAAAAAACAGACTAAACAGACGGCGAGGGAAACCAGCCGTCTTTTGTTATGCAGAAAAGGAGGCTGTACATTTGAAAACCAAAACTATGAAGCTGGCTGACATCACACCAGCGGACTACAATCCGAGGGTTAAGCTGACGCAGACTGACTTCCAGTACAAGGCGTTGAAAGCGAGTATTGATGAGTTCGGTCTTGTAGTTCCGCTCATCGTGAACGAGCGCACGGGAACGCTTGTCAGCGGACACCAGAGATTGAACGTAATGCTCGCAAGCGGTGTTGAGGAAACCGAGGTCGTTATTGTTGACTTCCCGCCAGAAAAAGAAAAAGCCCTGTGCATTGCAATGAACAAGGTAGAGGGCGAGTGGGATTACGGAAAGTTGGCTGACATCATCGAGGAGCTTCAGGACGCTGGCGTAAATACGCTGGTAACGGGTTTCAGCAATTCGGAAATCAAGGATTTGCTGGGCGAGCTGGAGGAAGAAATCGAGGATGAGCCTGACAGCAACACAGAAGATGAGCAGGAGGACGGCGTAACAATCCTTATTGGCGAGTATAAATTCCAGATGGACAGTAAGCAGTACGAGGATATGATTGCAAGGGTTCGCCTGAAAGTTGGATTTGCAAGTGCAGCCGTTACGAAAGAGCTGAAAAGGAGGCTGATTGCATGAGAATTGAGGAACATTTTATTTCAGAAATTCACGAGAGCGAATACAATCCGAGAATTACGCTTGATAAACTGTCCAGAGAATATAGAGCAATCAAGCAGAGCATCCTTGATTACGGATTTGTAGAGCCGATTGTCGTAAATGACATCACAATGTCTTGCGTAGGCGGGCATCAGAGGCTTGCGGTTATGCGGGATATGGGAATGGAGAAAATCGAGTGTGCTATGGTGCATATCGAGGACGCAGAAAAAGAAAAGGCATTGTGCATCGCCTTGAATAAAATCAAGGGAGAATGGGACACCGAAAAGCTGGACGAGCTGTTGGGCGATGACGAGCTGCGAAAGTTCGAGATGGGATTTGACAATATCGAAGTTGATTTCGGAAGCATTCTGGATGACGATGACGATTTTAGCGTCGATGATTACGATGACAGCAACACGGCAGATGACGGCATGGCGATTGATGATGAAGTTCCAGACAACGGAATGGTTATCAAAATCGGCAATTATCATTTCGATGCAACCGTTTCGGAGTATGACGAAATGATGGCATCAATTCGGGATGAGGGAATTTTCGAGAAGTCGGAAATCATAAAGGAACTGGAAAGGAGGTTGTGCAGTGATTAAGCTAATGCCAATAGAGGCGGTGCGAGCCTCTGATTACAACCCAAGAAAGAATGACGAAAAACGCCTTGCCATTACGCAGATGTCGCTGCAAAAGCTGGGCTTCCTGCTTCCGATATATGCAGACAAGACAGGGGAAATATTGAGCGGACACCAACGGCACTTTGTAGCTACAAGAATGGGGTTTCGGCATATTCCCGTTGCATACGTTGATGAAGCCGACCTGAACGAGCGCAAAACGCTGAACGTCCTTTTTAATCGAGCAACAAACGACCTGAAAAAGACGGACACCTGTGCAAAAATCAAAGACCGTCTGTACAGCAAAGACATAGAGAGCATGGCAGAAGCACTGCCTGATATAGAGCCGAACAGCGAGGCTGCTTTCCCGTGCATATATAACACAAAGCGAATTGATACCGTAACACTCGCAAAGAAGAACCACAGGAGCTTTGATAGCAATATCTGTGCATTGCAGAAAGCACTTGAAAAGAAATCCAAAGAGGCAATGCCGATAGTGATAACGGCAGATATGGAAGTGGTAAACGGCATCGGACGGCTTCAAGCTGCGGTAGAGGGCAAAAAGAAATTCGTTCAGTGCGTGGAGATACCAGACACGCACAAAGAATTTGCATCCGCAATGCTAAACCTGTTATCAATGGATTTTAGTATGGAATCACAGTATGCAGATACATTACGGTACAATTCTTTCATGCGTTCCAGAAATACGAGAGAAACGGATATAGATGGGAATTGTGCGTTCGGAGATGGATTTTTCAAGGGCTTGTGGGCGAACAGAACGGGCAGAGAGCTGTTCAAGCTCCAAGGAAAAGACCTTGAGGAATGGGTAGCGCACTACGGCGATAAAATAGTCGATTTTGGAGCAGGAAAGCTCAACAATACGAGGACCCTAAGAGCTGCTGGTGTTTACTGTTCTGCCTTTGAGCCGTACTTCGTAGGTGCTGGTGAAAAAATCCATAAAGAAATGAGCCTTGAAATCGGAGAGCAATTCTTGAAAGAGGTTGCAAGCGGAGTTAGGTACACATCGGTTTTCATATCGAGCGTATTTAACTCCGTTCCTTTTATGGAGGACAGAAAAAAGATTGCGGTCATAGCAGCCGCCTTATGTTATCCGAGTGGGCAGACCGTTTGCTGGTGTCAGTCGAACAACAGCGGGACATTTACGGTTACAAAGACCCGCCGAATTAACCAAAGGGAAAGCGGCAGTTTGCTTTTTGACTTGGATTACGAGCCGAATGTGACGCTTGGAGATTTGTCAAAGCATCCGAAAGTCCAGAAAGGACACTTGAAATCCGAGATGATTGATATATTCTCTCGATGTTTCAAGACGATTAAGCGGCTTGATTATATCGGCACGTTCTGGTATCTCGAAGCAGCAGACCCTATCATCAACCCAAAGATGCTGGCAGAAGCTCTCGACTTCGAGTTCAATCTCCCATACCCAGATGGAACGAACGCAGAGCTGTCTAAAATGGCTCGTAGCGCCTTTGAGAAGCGACTGAATATAAAATTACCTAAGGAGGGAGAAAGCGAATGAAAGACAATGTAACGCCCAAGGAGAAGTGGGAATTTGACAGCGAGGTTGCGAAATGCTTTGCGGATATGCTCGAAAGGAGCATCCCAGATTATAAGGGAATGCGAAGTCTCGTTTTTGAGATGGGAGAAAAGTATGTGCAGCCCGATACATGGCTTGTAGATGTCGGATGCTCCACAGGGATTGCGACAGAGCCGTTCTATAAAGCACATAAAGACGAGATGCATTTTTATCTGTGCGACAATTCGATGGATATGCTTGCGGAGTGCGCCGACAAATTCAAGGACGGTATGAGAGAAAACAGGGTTATCTTTTCAAACGCCGATTTCTGGAATTCGGCTATGCCAGACAATGCAAGCCTCTGTTTGAGTATTCTGTCAATGCAGTTTATGCCGACAGCATACCGACAGAGTATGATTAACACGATTTACAACAAACTGACAGACGGAGGAGCGTTCATCTTCGTGGAAAAAATCATCGGAGATGAACGAATGGATGATGCGCTTGTTGATTTGTATTACCAGATGAAACGAGCGAACGGCTACACGGAGGAAAAAATTTTAGAGAAGCGAAAGAGCCTTGAAAATGTTCTATCCCCGCTTAAAGCCGAATGGAATGTGGATATGCTTCACGAAGCGGGGTTTGAAAAGGTGGATATGTTCTGGCGCTGCCTCAATTTCTGCGGATGGGTAGCGATTAAATAACGCCTCCCACGGCAGAGAAACAGGAGGTGCACGATTATGCCTTATAAGCCTGATAAACCGTGGGAACGCCAAAGCGGAGAAAGCGGACAGGCTTATGAGGCGTTCGCCACTTACCGAGATATGGGTAAAAGCCGCACCGTATCTGCGGTGGTAAAACGGTTAGGGAAAAGTAGAAGTTTACTCGACAGGTGGAAAGCTCGCTGGAATTGGGAAGAACGTGTTGCTGCCTACGATAACGACCTTGAAAGAAAAGCCAAAGAGGAAGCCGTCAAGGACAGAAAGACGATGCTCAACAGGCATATCAAGATTGCTATGCAGGTGCAGAAGAAAGCCATTGAAGCTCTTGACAAGCTGAACCCAGACCAGATGACGGCAAAAGACATCAAGGAGTATATCCGTATGGCAACCGACCTTGAAAGACTGAGCCGAACATTCGATGTTGAGCAGCAGGAAGCGGCAGAAGCAAAGCAAGAGGGAACGCTTGCGGATGCGATTATGGCGGCTTATCAGAAGCGAAAGGACGGTGACGGCGATGATTAGCCAAGAAGCAATACTCTATTACGCCGACCATCCCGTTGAGTTTGTGGAGGATTTGATAGGAGCAAAGCCTGATGATATTCAGGCTGAAATCCTGCAAAGCGTTGCAGCAAACCCTATGACAACTGTTCGCAGCGGTCACGGTATCGGAAAAAGCGCAGTCGAGGCGTGGACGCTTATTTGGTTCATGTCAACACGCCCGTTTCCGAAAATCCCCTGCACAGCTCCGACCCAGCACCAGCTATTCGATATTTTGTGGGCTGAAATTGCAAAGTGGTTGAGAAGTAGCAAATACCTGAATGACGAGTTCGTGTGGACGAAAGAAAAGGTCTACATCAAAGGACATCCAGAGGAGTGGTTTGCCGTTGCCAGAACAGCAACGAAACCAGATGCCTTGCAAGGATTTCACGCCGACAATACGATGTTCATTATTGACGAGGCGAGCGGCGTTGATGACAAGATATTCGAGCCGATATTAGGTGCACTGTCAACGGACGGTGCAAAGCTTCTGATGTGCGGAAACCCGACCCAGTTGTCGGGCTTTTTCTATGACAGCCACAACAAAAACAGGGGCAGCTACAAGACATTCCACATTGACGGACGCAACAGCAGCCGAGTTTCGGACGAGTTTGTAAAGTCCATTGTTGATATGTACGGCGAGGATAGCGATGTGTTCCGAGTGCGTGTCGCTGGCGAGTTCCCCGAAAAGGGCGATGACATATTCATTCCGCTGCCGCTGCTGGAAAAGAGCGTGATGACGGAATGTGTTCCGAGGAGAATGCCGCACAGCATACACATAGGCTGTGATGTTGCGAGGTTCGGAAACGACAAAACAGTTATCGGTTACAAGATAGACGAAAAAGCCACCCTGACAAAACGCAAGCAGGGGCAAGACACGATGCGAACAGCAGCTGATATTGCAATGCTGTTCGAGGACTTGCGGGATAAATACGGATTTACAGACACGATACCAGTCAAGGTTGATGACAGCGGTGTAGGCGGTGGCGTTGTAGACCGTTTGCGACAGATAAAAAGCAACGAACCGAAGCGGTTTGCTCAAATGGAAGTGTTCCCTGTCCATTTCGGGCAGCGCATCCAGCACAAGCACTACTACGACACGACAACCTACATGATGGCGATTGTTAAAAAGCTCTTGCAGCCGTTCGATGATGACGGCAAGGAGAAGCCTGTTGAATTGATTTTGCCTGACGATGACGAACTCATAGGACAGCTTTCAACGCGAAAGTATACCATCACGGAGAACAGTAAAATCCGTGTTGAGGGCAAAGATGAAATGAAAAAGCGAGGGCAGCACAGCCCCGATGAAGCTGACTGTCTGCTTTTGCTATGCCTGCCCGTCAAGATAAAAAAGAAAGGAGCAAAAGCGAGTGAACAATAGAAAGTGGAAAATCGTAACAGCCGCTATGTCAGCCATTACGATTGCTTCCCTCTTGTGGGCAGCGAACACAAACCGAGGAATGCAGAAGTTTGATGATTATATCTGCGTTGACATCGGCACGAAAGACGGCTGCTATTACAGCTTGCAGAGCGATTGTGAGCTTACCTACATTCACGGGAGCAAGCACATAAACGGAGGTGATAAGAATGGGCGAAAGCCAGAAATCATTGCACCCTACGAAAATGGGCGTGAGGGTTATCAAAAGCAATGCGCCTCTGGACAATAGCGACCTGATACAAAAGGCACTGACACCTACACAGGCAAGCCCAGAGGAAGCGGTAAATGCCAGCGAATGGATAACGCCGCTATATGATATGCGAGGCTTGCGGGCTATGGTGAGCCAGTCCACTATCCTGCCGCAGTGTACGAGAGCATACCGAAACAACATCCCTGGCTACGGCATTGGCATCCGCTACAAGGATGACATAGACGAAACGCCAGAAATGGCGGAAGAGTTCCAGAGAGCCGAAGAAATCATTGACTTGCTCAATATGGATATGGACACCAAAGAGGTATTCGAGGACGTGATTGAGGCAAGGGAAATGTACGGCATATCGTATCTGGAAGTCGTGCGAAATCTGCAAGGCGAAGTCAGCCAGATTGAATTTGTAAAGGACACGCCGAGCATTACAAAGACAATCCCGCTTGAACCGTATCAGGAAACAGATTTCTGGTATAACGGCAGGATTGAGAAGCGCCCCAAAAAGTTTATGAAGTACCGCCAGCAGCTCGGCGGCAAGACGATTTATTTCAAGGAATTTGGGGACAAGCGCATTATGGATAAGCGCACGGGGCTGTACCTTGAAAAAGGCAAAAAGCTGGACTTGGAGTATCAGGCGAACGAAATGTTGGAGTTTGCAATCGGTACAGAGCCATACGGCGAGGTACGCTGGATGGGACAGTCGCTATCGGTTGACGGTATGCGTAAAGCGGAGTTTCTGAACAACAATTACTTCCGAAACGGCAGACACACACCCCTGATGATTATGATTGAAAACGGAACGCTCACGGACGAGAGCTTTGAAAAGCTGCAATCATATATGGATGACATCAAGGGCGAGAACGGGCAGCACGCTTTCATCATTGTTGAAACGGAAAGTACGGACAACAACCTTGAATTTGAGGGCGAAACAAAACCTACCGTAAAGGTGGAGAACCTTGCGAGTATATTGCAGCAGGACGAGCTGTTTCAGGCGTATCTGGATAACGGCAGAAAAAAGGTGCAGAGCGCATTTCTGTTGCCTGACCTGTATGTTGGATATACCACAGACTTCAACCGTGCCACGGCACAGACCGCTATGGAGGTTACGGAAAAACAGGTGTTCCAGCCCGAACGAAAATCCCTTGCGTGGGTGATTAACAACAAGCTGCTTGCGGAGTTCGGCTTCAAGTACGTTGAGGCGTACTTCCTTGAACCTGACATCTCGAACCCTGATGACCTTGTGAAGATATTACAGGCTTGCAGTGCCGCAGGAGGACTGACCCCGAACAAGGCAAAGCAAATTATTTATGAGGCTATCGGCGAAGATGCGGAGGATTACGAGGGCGAATGGGGAGATATACCCCTTGCCATTTCAAAAAGCTCTACGAGTGCCGCAGATGCCCTTACGAGCCTGTTCACGATGAGTGTAGGAGTGCAGAACGCTATCCAGAAAGCACAGGGCAATCACGATGACGAGATTGTACCCGTGCTGAAACAGATTAAGCGATATTTGCAGAAACTGGACAGCAAGGAGGTGTAGCGATGTTCTGGATTGGATTGCTTGTCGGTTCACTGATTGGCGTATCCGTAGGAATATTTGTCACTGCCCTGTGTGCAGCCAATGGGCGTGACAGGAGGGACGAATGATGTGCAGCATATGTGGCGATATCATCAAAGCCATAGACCATTACATTGCTATGGCAGACGATGACCTGAAAGACGAGCTGGAGGATGAGGGCAGAGCGTTGCCAGATGACAGCGTGAAGATGGCAAACAATTTGGAGGACGGCATTGCAGCAGCCCTTATATCCGAAACTAATTATTTCATCGAGCAGATTAAGAAGCAGAACAGCGTTGCAGACCTGATGGATTTACTCGAACAAATCCGAGAGCAAGACATCGTGAACGAGGAAATCGAAAGGGTTGCAGCAGAACAGCTCAAGAAATTCATCCCGAAAATGGTCGTTCATTACGCTATGGACGTTGACGAGGGCATCAAGATTACCGCCGTATCAAAGCGCACGACAGCGTGGATTGATGCGTGGAGTAAAGAGCTGGGCGAGCTGATGAAGCTCAACAGCAACACAGAGATTGAGAACATCCTGAATAAAGCCCTTGAAAGCGGCGATGACATCCAGACCGTCACAAGAACAATCCTTGACAGCGGCATACGTGACGAGTATTACAAAGCTCGCCGCGTTGCGTTGACGGAGCTGTTCAGGGCACATAATGTTTCGAGGTACGAGGCTTCCTTGCAATCCCCTTGCATTGTCAGTAAGAGGTGGAGGCATTCGGGGCGAGGGAAACCAAGGCCAAACCACAAAGCTATGGACGGCGTGACCGTTCCAAAGAATGAGCCGTTTGTATTGCAGGGAGCTGACGGGAGTACATACTACCCGATGCACCCTGTTGATAGCTGTCTGCCCGCTGGCGAGGCTGTGAACTGCCATTGCACAGTCGATGACGTAGTGGACGAGGAAATCTTAGGACTTTCCACAGAGGAACGGCAGAAGCTCCGAGATGAAGCCCTTGCAGAGCTTGACGATGAATGGGAGAAATCAGTCGATGAAAAATACAGGGCGTTGGTGGGATTGTCCACCGAGGACTAAGCGGAAACAGGACTGTGAAAACAGCCCTTTTTCTATATACAAAAATCTATGTGGAAAGGAGGTTGACCTATGAACGTGACAAAGGCTTACGAAATTACGGATGCAAAAATCAAGTTCGTTTCCCTCGTGGATAAGGCGGCAAATCTGAAAAAGTTCCTTATCACCAAAGCGGAAGCGGGCGAGGCAACATTTACGACCTGTGGACGTATCGTGAAAGCTGATGCAGACAACCATTTTGTTACTGGCATTGTATATGAGCCGTTTACAGAGGACGCTCACGGCAATTTTATGACCGAGGAGGAAATCACAAAGGCGGCGTATTTCTTTGCCAAGAACGGCGGGGGCGTTGATTTGCAGCACTCATTTGAGCCGTTGGACGGTGCAGAAGTAGTCGAGAGCTGGATTGCGAAAGCAGACTTCCAGATTGGAGATGAAACCGTGCAGAAAGGTACATGGCTTATGACGATGGAAATTGACAACAAGCAGATTTGGGACGCTATCGAAAAAGGTGACATCACAGGCTTTTCGATGGGCGGCGTTGGCGTATACAGCGAGGAGGACACAAAGTTGGAAGATGTTGCAAAGAATGTTTCTGGCAATGAGCCTGAAAAAGAGAAAAAGGGCGTTTTCAAGAAGCTGGCGGCGATGATGGGCTTTGATGTTGTCGAAAAGGGCGCACTTGCCGATGCGTATGCCGAGAAGCAGAGAGCAAATAATTTCTGGACGGCTTTTTACAGCTTACAGGATATGCTCTGCTATTGGGATAGCTGGAACGGCAAGGATGTTCTTGAAACGGACGAAACCAAAGTGAAAGAAGCCCTTGCGGACTTCACGAGCATTGTTGAGGGTATTTTGACATCCGCTGAACCTGTAACGAAGCAGCTTGCAGCCGCAGATAAGCCCGTTGAAAAGGCGGGCAAAAAGATGAGCGGTGCAAACCGTGAAACTTTGCAGACGGCGTATGATGCTCTGGGTGCATTGCTCGAAGCCGTAGCAGAACCGAAGCCAGAGGATGAGGACAAGGCAAAAGACAAGACCGAGGACAAAACCACGGACACCGCAGATGACAAGTCCAAAGCTGATACTGGCGCAGACAATGGCGATGAAACGCCACCGAAGAATGAGCCTAAACCCGATGAGGGTGAGGACAATAAAGACAAAGACAAGGAGGAAAAAGACTTGACCAAAGCAGAAGTTGAAAAGCTGGTGCAAGACACCGTTGCCGAGGCGATTACCAAGGCGATTGGAGAGCAACAGCCAGAACAGCAGCCGAGCGAGGCTGTAACAGCAGAGATGGTTCAAGAGATGGTACAGAAAGCCGTTTCCGCAGCAATCGAGCCTGTCCTGAAAGCGAGAGGAGTTCCCTCCGCAATGAATGACGGAACAGGCGAACAGCCCGTAGAGAAGCATTATCTCCACGGTATTCTTTAATCACAAGGAGGACAAAACATTATGCCTATTTCTAACAGACAGGTAATTCAGAATGCTGCAATTACCATCGACACCGTTTCTTACGGCTTGCTCAATCCCGAACAGGCTCGTAAGTTCATCCAGCAGACGTTTGAGGCTACTACCCTCCGTCCGCTCATTCGCCACGACATCCGCACCGCAAAGACTGGCGAGGTGGACAAGATTGGCATTGCGAGCCGCTTGCTCCGCTCCAAGGTGGAGAACACGGACGATGGCTACCGTGCAAATCCGAAGTTTGACCGCATCCAGTATGCGACCACCGCAGTGCGTATTCCGTGGGAAATCACCGAGGAAACCCTTAGAGAGAACATCGAGGGGCAGGGCTTTGAGGGTATCGTAACGAACCTTATGACTACCCAGATGGGCGTTGACCTTGAGGACTTAGACCTTAACGGCGATACTGCGACAGAAAGCACCGACCCTGATTATGACTTCCTCAAAATCAATGATGGCTGGATTAAACAGATTAGCAACGGCGGTCACGTTGTAGACCGTTCCACTGTGAACAGCGGTGCAATGAGCCTTGATGTGTTCTATTCCACCGTAAAGGCGATGCCGAACAAATACAACAACGGCAAACTCCGCTGGATTATGTCCCCGCATCGCTATCAGGATTGGATTTACACCCTCCTGAACAGTGCAGTTTCCAATGGCGGCATCATTACCGACAAGAGGATTGAGGACCCTGCGGCTATCCCTGTTGTACAGTGTGCTGGTATGCCTGACGATAAGATTATCCTTACTGACCCGAAGAACCTCATCGAGGTTGCAACATACGGCGTACAAATCCGTAAGACTACTGAGGGCAAGGAAGCTATTATGCAGGACAAGCGTTTCTACGTGGTGCATTTCGATTTTGACCCGATTATCGAGGAGTTGGATGCAACCGCAATCATCACAGGTCTTGCGGCTATCTGATAACAGGAGGTGCTTACAATGGCGAAAGTGAAGCTGATTAAAGCCCGTTCTTACAGCGGGGTTGTCAGAGCAACTTCCGAGCAGCCCATTGTCGATGTTTCCGAGGAAGTTGCACAGGCTCTTGTAGCGACAGGCTATTTTGAGCCTTGCACTTCCGTTGTGGCTGATGAGCAAAAGGACAAGAGCGAGGACAGTACACCCGACTACGAGGCGTTGTCGGAAATGACTAAGGCAGAGCTTTTGAAGTATGCCAAGGAAAACGACATTGACGTTGAGGGGCTCAAGACCAAAGCCGATATTCTGGAAGCCATCAGTGCAGCGAATGGAGGCAGCTACACGATGATGGAGTTGCAGGAAGAAATCAACTAACAGGAGGTGGAGGCAATGGCAGAAAGACCGTGGGCTGAACCGTCCGAGGTTGTAGCCTACACCGATTATAAACAGGTACAGGAGAGAGCAGAAGCAAAGCTGAAAGTCGATATTTCGAGAGCTGAACAGTACATCATAGCTTACACGAATAACGATTTTTCCGAGTATGAGGAAATCCCAGAACCTGTGAAAACCGCCGTCATTCTGCTTGCGGAAGCCTATGCGTATAACGCTTGCGCCGATACAAGGAGCGGCGGCAGGAGAATGAAAAGCGAGAGCTTTGACGATTACAGCTATTCCTCCGATGATGCGTACATCAGCATTGATAACCTTGACGTGAAAGTGCTGCTTGACCCATACGTCAAGGTTGCCGCCAGAAACGGCATAACGATGCGGATGCGCAAGCTGTAAAGGGGGCGGGAGTATGAGCTTAGAGAGTTTTTTCGACCACAAGTGCGATATATACCACTTGATTGAGGACGAGCAGAAAATGAGCTACGGCTTACCGTCCACAAACAGTTACACCTATCCCGATGAGCCAGACGAGGCAGGAGTTACCTGTCATTTTGCTGTGAAGTTGTGGAGCTATTCCATCCAACAGAACCAACCAGCCAATGAGTATGACGCTAAAATCAAATTGACGCTGCCGATAGATACCGATATTCGCCGCAACGATAAGATTGTGGAGTTGAGTACGGGACTTGAATACACGGCAGAGCAACCGAGAAATGTACGAGGGCATCACAAGTTCGTTTTCATAAAGCGACTGGATGCGCAGAAGCCTTTGTAAATGGGCGTTTATGTTCGGTACGATTTTAGCGAGTACAAGGCGTTTTTCGATAAGATGGGAGGAGCGGGCAGCGACTTCCAGAAACAGTTGCAATTATGGCTGGATGCAATCGGCATTGAATTTTTGAACGAAGTCAGAGAACAGGTCATATCCAGAAAGGTTATGAAGTCCACACTCTTGCTGCACTCATTTGAGAAAGGCGGCGAGAGCAATGTATACGACATTGACTTTGGGGCGTTACGCCTTGAAGTCGGGACAAACGTAGAATATGCACTCTGGGCGAACAACGGACACAGACAGCAGCCTGGGCGATTTATCCCTGGCTACTGGAAAGGTGACGAGTTCATTTATGACAGGAACGCTGACGGCGGTATGGTGCTGAAAGCAAGCTGGGTGGTAGGCAAGCACTATTTCGATGCAGCACTTCACGTGTTTGCCCCAGTATTTGAAAAGTCATTTGAGAGGAAACTTGAACAATGGCTTGCAGATTATTTTGGAAAGTAGGAGGCGATGCGGATGCTTTTAGAACAGGAAATCGCCAGTATTATGGCATTTGCCTTGAAGTATGCGGGCAATCCCACGCCGTACTACTACGATGTGCCTGAAAATTTTCAAGTGCCAGCAATGTATTTTCCGCAGCCAGATATTGATACGGGCGGCGAAACATTCCGAACGTATGCCATGCGTTATGCGTGGTACATCAATATCTTTCATAAGACAACGGAAGATGCGTTTGCGTTGGCGTGGCAAGTCCTGACGGCATTGAAGCAGCAGCGAAACCTTGTGCCGCTCATTGATGAGGACGGGAGCAAAGCGGGAGGCGGTTTACGCCTGAACGACCCGTCAGCAAAAGTGATAGAAACAGGGATAGCCCAAATCACGCTGTCGTGGACGAGCCGCAGACCGTATGACTGCGAAGATGTGCAGAAGATGGTTTACTGGGATGTGAACGGCTGGGAGCATCCTGACATTTACAACACCGTTGACGTGGCGGCGGTATTCGCGAATGCAGTAAATCAGTACACCGTTGACTACCCAGAGCCAGAACACGCAGGGGAACAGCCCTGACAGCGGCTCTACGGGCGTTTTATTGACAGGAGGTATGTTTTATATGGCAACTACCAAAAAAGCCGCCAGTGAGCCTGATACGGCGGCTGTTGAGGGGGTAAAAGTGGCAGACGAACCGAAGTTTGCACTTGAAGCCTTACAGAAGCATTGCCTTGAACTGTTTGGAGTATCAACAGCCACGTTTGCTGGTGCTACGGCAGGGATTGAGGCAAAAGAGTACACCAAAAACGAAATCAAAAGCATCATCAAAGAGTGGTGTGGACAGGAGGCTAAATAATGGCAGGAGGAACTTTCGACAAGACCGTAGGCAAGGTTCGCCCCGGTACTTATGTCAATTTTGTAAGCTCCGCACAGGATAGCATCAAGGGGGCTTCCCGTGGTACTGTGATTATCCCGCTTGCGAATACGGACTATGGTCCTGCTGGCGAGATGATTACCCTCACGGGTGCTGCGCCTGATGCGGCTCGTGCGAAGCTCGGTTACAGCGTGTATGATGATGACACGGCGGGCAATATGCTCCTTATCCGTGAGGCATTCAAAAATGCGTCCACGGTTATCGTGTACATCTGCACGGAGGGCAGTGCGGCAGCGGCTGGCACTGGCGGCGGGCTTTCCGCTACGGCAAAGTATAAGGGAACGAGGGGCAACAAGCTCTCGTATTCCGTTACTGCAAACCCTGTTGACGGCTTCGATGTGGAGGTTTACCTTGACGGCAGCAAGGTGGAGCTTTACGAGGGCATTGCCGATGCGACAGCCCTTGCGGACAGCTCATATATCACCTTTGCCGCAGAGGGTACGGCAGGGCTTGTGGCGGTTGCTGGCGTTACCCTCACAGGAGGCAAGGACACCGCAACTGCGAACGCAGACATCACGGCGTTCCTTGAAGCGGCTGACAGCGTGAAATTCAACACGATGGCGTTCCCGTTTGCGGACAGCTCGTTACAGGCTTCGGTGAAAACCAAAGTCAAGTATATGCGTGAGAATGAGGGCAAGAAAGTTCAGGCGGTTGTGGCGAATATGACAAGCCCTGACTACGAGGGTATTATCAACGTCACAAACTCGTATGCGCTTGACGATGTGGAGCTTACGGCGGTTCAGGCAACGGCGTTTGTCGCTGGTATGACCGCAGGAGCTTCCTACACGGAGAGCAACACCTACCGTTCTGTTGAGGGTGCAGTCAGCGTGGTTGATGCAAAGAACCACGAACAGGCTGTTGCAGCAATCAACAAGGGCGAGTTTTTCTTCTCTGTTTCCGAGGCTGGCGCAGTCGTTGTGGAGTATGACATCAACTCCCTTATCACGTTTGCGGACGGCAAGGGCGAGGACTACCGCAAGAACCGTGTGCTGCGTGTTCTCGATAGCTTCAACGACAGCCTTATGCTGAATTTCCCGCCCAACAAGTACGATAACAATTCGACTGGTTGGGACATTATGGAGGGCGTTGGCAAGAGCATCCTCAAACTGTACTATGAAGCTGGTGCGATTGACGATGTGGACTATGACAATGACTTCCTTGTTGACCGTGAAAACAGCGCAGGGGACAGAACCTATTTCAACGTGTCCATCAAACCTGTGGACAGCGCAGAGAAGCTGTTCTTCACTGTGACTACTCGATAAAGGAGGTATGAGCAATGTCTTTGATGCAGTACAACAAAAACCCTATTTCGATGAGAGAGGGCAAAATCTTTATTGACGGCGTGGAAGTTTGCGACAGCGTAAAGTGCGAAATCAAATTCACGCCTGATGTGTGGACTGGCAAGCAGCTCGGAGAGATTACGCCGAGTTCCCGCTGGCTGGGTGCTACCATTACTGGCAGCATTACCCGCCGCCGCTCCACTCCGTGGCTGAAAGAAGCTATCCAGAAATACTTGAACAACAAAGGCACTCCTGAATTTACAATTCAGGGCGTTATGGATGACGAAAACAGCGACTACTACGCAGACAACGGCAGCAATGTTGTTACTTGCGTGGGCTGTGTCCTTACGGGCGATTTGAACCTTGTCAATCTCGACAGCGGCGGCGATGTCGTTGACGATGTGATTGCGTTCAATGCAAAGGATATTGTCTAACAAACCCGAAAGAGGTGTAGCCCTGCCCCACGTTGGATGAGGCAGGGCTTATATCCTCTGTAAATAAACAGATAGGAGATTATAAACTATGGCTACGAAAAATCTGAAATACTTTATGCGTGACAACAAAGACGAGGTTGTTACGGTTGCTGGTCCTGATACCATCAAGGACGAGAACGGCAATGTTATCCAGCTCGAAATCAAGGTTTTGAGCCAAGCTGAAATCCAGAAAATCAATAACAACTACCGCAAGCGTACCATCGCTACCGACAAAAAGGGCAATCCCCTTGCGTATAATGGCGAGGTGCTTTGGAAAACCGAAAAGGACAGCGCAAAGGCTACCCGTCATATGATTGTGGAGGCTTTGCAGTACCCGAACCTCAAAGACAAAGAGCTGATGGACTATTACAAGTGCGTGGACGTTACGGATATGCCGCTGCTGGTGTTCTCCCGCCCTGACGAATACGCACACGTTACCAGAGCGGTTATGACCGCACTCGGATTGATTGACGAGGTATCGGACGAGGAAACCGTTGACGAGGCAAAAAACTAATATCCCGCACGGGAAGCACGGAATACTGGGCACACGTTCTCTGGCAGAGGCACAATCTCAGAATGGAGGACTTTGCTGATATGCCACGGGAACGCCAGTTATTCTATATCGCCTCCGAATTGTATGAGGGCGAACACCCGTGCAGATTGGACGTTGTAAAAATCCCCGCCCGAAAATGACATTTATTGGGGAACAATGACGTTCTTTGGGAAAACCTATTGACTTGTTTCGGGGTATCTTGTATGCTTTATATAGCCGTATACTGGCTTCGTTTGCCTTTGTACGGCTGAATAAAGCACATAAGACTGTAAGACTGGCGGTGAGATTATGGAGGAAAGCTCCGTTCTTTCGTTTTGGCACAAAGCGCCGATATTTCTCCCGATGAGGTGCTTGCGGCACAGGAAAAGCACAAGGGCGAGAGCGATTATCAAATATTTGCCCTGTCGATTGACTTGAAGCGTATTTACCTGTGGAAGCACGATGACGAAAAAGCAGCAGAAACGCAAGAAAAGATTGACGAATATTACAGAAAACAGGCAGGAGGTGATTAAATGCTTATCTCGACCACGGATATATTACAGGGCGTTGAAATTGCCGAATACAAGGGCATTGTTGCAGCCCGTGTTGCGAGCGCAAAATCCGCAACACTAAAGGGAACTTTTGAAAAATCCACAGCGGCAACAATGGAAAGCCTTTCAAATGCTTTGGTTGAAAATGCAAAGTCAATGGGAGCTGATGCAATTATAGGAGTACGAGTTATCCCCGAAGCGATGACTACATTTGCAACTGGCACAGCTGTAAAGCTGAAATAAAAATCAAATACAGAAAGCCATTAGAGCTTCACACTTAACCGTGTGAGGCTCTTTTTTATGCTCTTTTTCTAAGAGAAAGAAACAAAGAGAATATTCTTAGAAAAGGAAAGATAAAAGAAAAGTAAAGTAAAGAAAAGGATATTCCCGAAAAACCACCCGAAATCGGAGAAAATGTTCCTTATTGAAGTTTTCGCGGATATTTGTGGATTTTAGGGGAGAAAAAACACGAAAACATTGCAGAAAGGAAGTGATACTATGGCGAATTTAACTGCCGTTTTCGAGCTGGTTGATAAAATCAGCGATAAGCTGGATGTCATTGCAAATAAGGGCAGCGATACCGTTGACACTCTTGAAAATATGGGAGATGCCGCAGACCAGTCGTTCAGCGGTGCTACGACGGCGGCAGACGGCGTTGTAAGTGCCGTGAGTAGTTACAGTAGGGCTGCAAGCGAAGCGACGGCACAAACCGACTACTGGACAGACGCAGTCGGAAACTACGACAAATCCGCACTGGAGGCAGTATATTCCACAGAGGAACTTGTGGATATGGGCATGAAAAGTGTCGATGCACTGAATCAAGAAGCGAACATCATGGCACAGTGCGATGCAGCGGCAAAGCAGCTTTCCGATGCGTTGGAGGAATCTTCTCAGTTGCAAGATGAATTTGCAGAGGCTTCCGAAAAAGCAGGCAAGATTGCAGAAGAGGTTGCCAATAACGATAAGGTTTCTCAGCAAGCCAAAGAGCGACTGCAAGCTGCTACAGAAGATGCCGCACAAGCCTTTGAGGAACTGGAATCCGCACAAAATGCAGCAAAATCCGCTATGGCAAATTACGATAGCGTTATGTCCGGCGGAACAGCAAGTCTGGAAGATATGGAGGCAGCAGCGCAACAAGCAGCGGACGCAGCGGCAGAGCTGGAATCGGCAAACAATCGAGCTGCCAGTGCGACAGATGAACTTTCCGATGCGGCTAGTAGTGCAGCAGATGAGGCGGAAACCGGCGGCAATACAGGCATAGATGCAATAAAAGGGATTGCCTCCGCATTGGCAGCAGCCGGAATTGTCGATGCGCTCAAAGAGATTGGAACAGCGGCATATGAGATGGCAGACAGCTTCTCAGAAGCGGAAAAGGTGATTGCTACCTCTACAGGCGCAACCGGGCAGGAATTGGACGCCTTAATGCAGAGCACGAAAGACATTTACGCAAACAGCAATGCAGAGAGCGTGCAGGAGATTGCAAGCGGGATGTCTGCTATTGCGCAGTCCACGAACCTAACAGGAGATGCGCTGGAAGAAGCTACGCAAAAGGGCTACCAGTTACAAGATCTAATGGGCTTTGATATGCAGGAAAGCGCACGGACGGCATCATCGTTGATGGAAAATTTCGGGATTACAGCCTCCGAAGCCTATGACATTATCACGGTTGGTGCGCAGAACGGCGCAAATAAGAATGGCGATTTGCTGGATGTCCTGAACGAATACTCCAACCAGTTTTCTGCTCTTGGATTATCCGCAGACCAGTTTGTGACTACCCTTGTAAGCGGTGCGGAAGCTGGCGTGTTCTCGATTGATAAAGTCGGCGATGCGGTCAAGGAGTTCAACATCAGAGCGAAAGACGGCAGCGACACGAGTGCAGAAGCCTTTGAGTTGCTGGGAATGAATGCCGACATAATGACAGAAAAATTTGCTTCTGGCGGCGAGACAGCAAGCACGGCGTTCTACGAAGTCGTGAACGCACTCGAAGCGATGGATGACCCTGTGCAGAAAAACACAGCGGCGGTTGCGTTGTTTGGAACGCAATATGAGGACTTGGAAAGCAATCTGCTTCCGATTTTGAGCAGCGTTGAGAGCGGTACTCTCGACACAGCAAATGCCCTTGACGATGCGGCAAATAGTGCACAGTCGATGTCCGATAAATGGCAGCAAGCCGGAAATAACATTAAGACAGCTTTTGCAAGCGCATTAGAGCCGACCATAAGCAAATTTTCTGGTGGTTTGGCATCAGTAACAAGCGCTGTCGGTTCATTTTTAAGCGAGCATCCAACCTTGACCAAAGCCATTACAGCCATTGGCACAGGGCTTGGCGTTGCTGCTGTGGCGATTGCCGGTGTTGCAACAGCGATTACAGTGGTAATTCCTACAATTACTGCACTGGGAACAGCAATCAACACGGCTTTAGGTCCGATCGGATGGATTTCCATTGGGCTTACGGCTGTAGTAGCAGCCGGAGCAGCATTTGCAGCAATGATGAGCGATACCGAGGAACAGGTTGCGGATTACGATGGCACAATGGAAGAATGTGCAAGCGAGATAGAGCGTACACAGGCAGCCTATGAAAAGGCTTGCGAGCTGTACGGTGAAAACAGTGCAGCGGCACAGGAACTATCCGACAGCCTAGACACGTTGAATGCACAGTACGCCAAAGGCGGCGGTGATGTTGCCGTTTACGCAGAAAAAGCAGAAGCATTGGCAACGAAGATGGAGGAACTCACAACAGCACAGCAAGAAGCGATGGATGCAATTGACGGAACGGAAACATCTGGTATGGTTGCCGTTTCTATGCTGTCCTCCATGTCTGAAAAGGCGAATATCACAAATGCCGATTTGGATATGATGTCGCAATATGCAGACTACCTGAACGATACATTCAGCTGTAACATCGAAGTCAATTACGATACCGGAGAATTGACCGGATTTGACCCGAAAACCATTACAAACACCATTATCGCAGCGGCAAACGATGAGCGTTACCAAACGGCAATCGAATCTCTGAGCGGAGCGGAATTTCAAGGCGCTTATGTAAATGCCAAAAAAGGTGTTGCAGAATATACAGCAGAATTAAACAAGTTGCGGATTGAGTACGACCAAGCAACAAATATTGACTATAATTCCGGAAATCGAGGTACCACCTCAACAACCACTACCACAACGACAAGCCCAACTCAAACACAGACAGCAGATGCCACACCAACAAGGAGTGCGGAAGAAATCCAAGCGGATATTGACAGCGTTACAGCGTCACTGGAACAAGAGCAAAACACTCTTGCAACAGCAGAAGCACAAATCGATGAATTCGGCGCAACGATTGACAGCACAGGAGAGTTTGCGGAAACGTACAAGGAAACGTTGGACGAAATGGCAAAATCCACGGATGACATTGCAGATGCAACAGAAGATGCAAACGATTCTTTATCGGATGAGGAACAGGCAGCACAAGCAGCAGCGGACGCATTCAGCAACATGAAGGATAATATCGACACGTTATGTGAGGCGTACGATGCGGCTTATGCGACAGCGCTGGAGAGCTTCCAAGGACAGTTTGGACTGTTTGACCAAGCCTCTACAGAATCCGAGGAATACATGAACGCCACTGTAGCCAACGCACAGGCAGCACTGGATAGCCAACTTGCGTATTGGACGGAATATGGCAATAACATTGAAGTGCTCAAAAGCACCTCGGCTTCGGATTTAGGAATCACGCAGGAGAATTACAACGCTCTGATGAGCTATGTACAATCCGGTAGTGAAGAAGCAGCCGGACTTGCTGCGAGCATGGTAAGCGACATTCAGAGTGGACATACCGACACAGTTGCAGAGCTTGCCAATACGTTAGGCGATGTCAATGCAAAGCAAGAGGAAATTTCCTCCTCCGTGGCAGACTGGCAGACAAACTTTACCGAGCAGATTAACTCGGCGGTCAGCAGCATGGAATCCGCAGTATCGGATATGGGCTTTGAGGATGAAGCAAGTCAAGCAGCACTCAAGACGATGCAAAGTTACGCCTCCAGCATTCAATCCGGTTCGAATGAAGCAGTTACACAAGCAGAAGCCGTAGCAAGCCAAATCTCTGCGGCACTCGAAAAGAGCGATGTACAGGCAAAGATTAAAGCAGAACTTGATACGTCTGCCGTAGACAAGTATGAAATGCCTGACAAGACGGCAACGGCTGAATATGAGCTGGAAAGCAAGACCGTTGACGATTACCAGCCAGAGGACAAATCGGCTGATGCGGTTTACGAGGTTGATGACAGCGAAGTGAGAAGCTACGACCCGCCCGATAAGACCGCAACAGTAACGTACAATGTGCAGACCAACGGCACTGTGCCTGGACACGCAACAGGTACAACGTATGCCGAGGATATGTTTATCGCCGGCGAGAACGGACCAGAGCTGATTGTCGGGCAACAGGGCAGCACGGTATTCCCGCATAGCGAAACGGAGCAGATTATTGATGCGATGTCGAAGCAGAATGAAGCCGTTACTGTTGTAAATGAGTATGAGCCTACGGGCTTTATGGACAAGCTGGAAAGTGCGTTCACGAAACTCACAAGCAGAATGTCGGCTATCTTTGATAAGCTGGGCGGTGTTACGCCTACGGTTGAGCTTGAGGGCTATGCAAGCGGCACAACGGCATCCGAGGACAGCTTCATCGCTGGTGAGAACGGACCAGAGCTGATTGTGAATAAGCCTGACAGCACCGTGTTCCCTGCGGACGAAACCGACAGAATTATCAATGCAATCGGAACGAGCAGCATTGCGGTTGGAGATGCAGGGCGGCAGGACGGCGGCATTTTTGTACCGACTGGAAACGATAACGGATTGACGGAGGACAGTGGAAAGGATGACGATGCGAGAACAAGAAAAATTCTGCTTGAAATCGCTGGCAAGGGCAATATTGAACTGACTGGCGGCAAGGTGGACAAGGAAACGATGCTTTCATTCCTGTATGAGTATTTGAAACCTGTTCTGTCCGAAATCCTGACACAAGAGATTTACGAGGAGGGCGATATGGCGTATGAATACTAACTATCAAATGTGGATTACATACAATGCAGAAAAAGAGAAGCTGCGCATCCCTGTTCTCCCTGAAACCTTTACGGTATCAATCGGCAGTAAAAACAGCAGCGTGGATGTTGTAGGTCTGGGCGAAATTGTTGTTAAACAGGCTCGTCCAGCCTTTCAGTTTACGTTCAGCAGTTTCTTCCCGAAGAAAACCTTTCCTGGCGTAAGCACTTCCCTATCATCCCCTCTTTCGTGTGTGAACAAATTAAAAAGCTGGCAGGATGGAGATAAGCCCGTACACCTGATTTTGACAGATGTTGGCGTTGACATTTACTGCACGATAGAGAGCTTCAAATACTACGAGCAAGGCGGCGATGTTGGAACAATCCATTACGACCTGACATTGAAAGAATATCGGGAAGTCACGGTGCGACAGGTTACGGTTGATGTGCCAAAGAAAAAAGCGACTGTCCCCAAAAAAGAAACGAGGGTTGATAACACGGTGCAGCCAAAGACCTACACGGTCAAAAAAGGCGATTGCCTTTGGAACATTGCGAAGAAGTATTACGGGAGCGGGGCGCAGTACACCAAGATTTACAACGCCAACAAGGGCGTTATTGGAGGCAACCCAAACCTGATATACCCAGGACAAGTTTTGACAATACCGTAAAGGAGGCGATAACGTGGACAGTAAAATCAGCCTCGTGGTATTCAAAACTGGTTCATCCAGCGGAAAGGATATTACAGGGCTTGTCGAAACAATCAAATGGGCTGGGCGCAGAGGAAGTCCGACAAGGACGCTTACAATCTCATTGCTTGATGATGACGGCTACAAACACGCCCGAAGCGAGATTGATATTGAGCAGGGTTATCAGTGCATTTTCAAATATGACGGGAAAGAGCTGTTCAGAGGGATATTCCTGCACCAGGCACAGAGAAACGCAAAGACAGGCGAATACAAGGCATACGACCTCGGAATTTACCTGTCAAACAACAAAGATACATTTGTGTATGAGAACAAGACGGCTACGGACGTTTTCAAAGACGTTTGCAGCCGTTTTGGTATTCCAGTAGGAGAAGCGGCACAGACAAGCTACACCATTCCAGACCTGACAAAGAAAAAGACCACAGGCTGGGATGCAATCGAGGACGCATTGAGCCTTGATTACGATAACACGGGAGCGAAGCATTATGTTTTCTCCGACAAAGGGCAGCTCTACTTGAAAAAGCGTTTGGAAAACGTGCTGCAATGGGTACTGGAAACAGGAGCGAACATCACGAATTACAGCTACTCAAAGAGCCTTGAAAAAGTCAAAACCAGAGTGAAGCTGTATTCATCCGAAGGTACGGTCATAGCACAGGAACAGGACACATCGCTTGAAAGCAAAATCGGTATCTTTCAGGATATTGATACGCCTGATGAGAGCCTGACAACAGCGCAGATAAAAACCCTTGCAAAGACGATGCTGCAAGAGAACAAGGCTTGCGAACACGACCTATCCCTGAATGATGTTCTCGGTATCACGGACGTTATTTCAGGTGTTGCGGTGTTCATCAAGGTAGACCATCTGGGATTGAATAGGACATTCTACGTTGACAGCGACACGCACACGTTCAAAGGCAATCTGCACACGATGTCGTTGAGCTTGAACCTTGTGCCAGAGGTGAGCATAGACAGCACACCAGAGCAGACGGCAACGCAGAGCAAGACCTACAAAAAGGGCGATGTCGTGCAGTTCAACGGCGGCTACCATTATGTGAGCAGCACAGCAAGCAAGCCGACAGGTTCAAAGTGTGCGGCAGGACCAGCAAAGATTACCTATACAGCCGCAGGAGCAGCCCACCCGTGGCATTTGGTTCATACAGACGGACAGAGCCGTGTCTATGGCTGGGTAGATGATGGCACGTTCAGTTAGGAGGCGGAACGATGGCAGACAATAACGGAAGCTTAACCAGCCTGAAAGGTATATTTCAGGGAATGATACCAGCGGATGCGGAACTGATGCAGGGAACGGTCATTTCTGCAAGTCCACTCAAAATCCAGATGGCGAACGATGAAAAGCTTATCGTGAATGAGCGAATAACGGTTGTCCCGCGGCACTTGACAGACTACACAACCACCTGTTCCTTTACGAAAGGTGCAAAGGGTGCTGTATACGGACCTGACACACGAGGCGATACGATGACAAACCCGACATTCAGCGGAAGCATCACGATGTACAATGCCTTGAAAACAGGAGATAAAGTCTATGTACTGTCGCTGAACAACGGCAAGTTGTATTATGTTCTGGATAGGGTGGTGGCGTGATATGGCAGAGAGTGTATTTATCCCTATCGGGATAACCGAAGTAACGGAACAGGAGGAGCTACCAAGCAAGACATACAAGCTCGACCTCGACAAAGGGCGTATCGTTGGGTATGTGGACGGACAGGAGGCTTGTCAGCAGGCAATCAGAAAAGCCCTGATAACGCCCCGCTTCAAGTGCCTTATCTACGACAACCAATACGGAAGCGAGATTGAGGATGCAATCACCGTGAACGATGCAACGCGGGAATATATTCGCTCTGTCGTGCCTGGCTTTGTGGAGGATTGCTTGAAGCCCGACACCCGCATTTTAGGCGTTTCAAATTTTGCGTTTGAATTTTTGGAAGATGGTGCGTATATCAGCTTTGACGCAGATACCATTTTCGGAAAAATAACAGTCGAGGAGGTGGTCTAAAGTGTTTGAAGATTACACATACGAAGCCCTGCTTGCCGATGTGCTGGCGAACGCACCAGAGGGAATTGACACGAGGCAGGGCAGCATTTTTTACGATGCTGTGTCTGGCATCTGCATTCAGATTGCGAAGATGTACACGGACATCGACCAAGTATTCCAGTACGTTTTCTTGTCAACCGCCTCTGGCGAGTATCTGGACAAGAAAGCAAGCGAATACGGGATGGAGAGATTGAGTGCAACGGCGGCGAAGTATCTGCTCGTGTACGAGGGTACGCAGCCAGAAGTCGGTGCAAGGTTTTTCCATAACGACAGCGGAAAATACTTCACCGTTGCTGTGGACGGCGATAACACCATTCTCGTTGCAGAGGAAACTGGCGTTGACGGAAACGACATTCCGACAGGCGATTTGGCTGTACCTGTCAAAACGATTGAGGGGCTTACGTCCTCAAAATTCGGAGCTGTATATGAGTACGGCACGGACGAGGAGACAGACAATGACTTGCGTGTTCGTATTCAGGAAAAGGTTGCGGGACCCGCCGAGAATGGCAACAAGCAGCACTACAAGACGTGGTGTGAAAGCGTTGACGGCGTAGGGCTTGCCCGCATTACTCCGCTATGGAACGGTCCGAACACGGTCAAAGGCGTATTGATTACACCTGACGGTTTGCCGTGTGCAAACAGTACCGTAAAAGCCGTTCAAAACTATGTTGACCCTGCTACAAAGGGCGAAACTGTGACGATAGATGGCAAAACCTTTGTCGTAGGCGATGGTCTGGGCGAGGGCGTTGCCAATTTGGGAGCGCATTTCACGGCTACGGCAGCAGACAGTATTGATATTGACGTAGAATTTACGGCTATCCTTGCGAATGGAAAAGGCACGGACGATGCAGAACAGGAGGTTGCCGATGCTTTGGAGGCGTATTTTAAGAAACTGGTTATGGAGACTGCGGATTCTACAGACATTATGGTTCGCATTACCTCCGTAGGAGCTATCATAGCTGGATGCAGCAGCATTATTGATTACAGTGACCTGACCTTGAATGGCGGTGCGAGCAATATTTATCCGGGCGAGGACAGTGTGCCTGTCGTATCGGAGGTGGTAGTCAATGTCGATGTCGATGTTTAATCCGTATTGGAAATGCAACTACGATGAGCTGATTACGTTCTATCCGAGATATTACAGAGATGTTCTTGAAATGGATGCGATACTTCACGCAGAGGGCAAGCTGGCAGACGGCATACAGAACGGCATAGACCTTATGCTCTTGAACAACTTCATTGAGAGCGCCGATGATGACACAATCACGAAGTTGGAGGAATTTCTGGGGCTGTCGCTGATGAAGCAGAGAACGCTTGACGAGAAGCGCAGATTTATCAAGAGCGTTATTGCAGGGCAAGGCAAAGTATCTGCATCCAGAATATCGGAGATGATACGAGCATACACGGGAGCTGACACGGAATGCGAGTTCTATCCATTTGACGAGGAAAAGAACAACAGGCTTGATGTTCGCTTTGAGCGAGGCAGCGAATCCGTGATTTATGCCAGCGATATTTACACGCTGCTTGCAAAGATGCTGCCAGCTCATATTGAGTATAGGGCAGAAATGACATACCGTTTCCCGATTGGAGTTGCAAAACGGCGTTATCATTATCCGTATCTGTATGACCTTTGCGGCACAAAGCCGTATTCAATTTTGATAGCCCAAATACAAGGCGTAGAGGCAGTCACAGAGGCGAACGCAGATACAGCAGTAATGGATTATAGGCAAAGCTCAAGCGGCGGCACAGAGCCGCCAGCGGGCGTATATCCAGACGTTTCAACACTGGCTCATTATGATGCGATTAACGCTGCAACGGAGGCTGTTGCTTCTGACTGCGGCGTTGATTATATCCCTTGCGGGACAATCTATTCTGGACAAGGAGGTTAAAGCATGGCGTTTTGGACGGACACCTTTCTCAACAAGGTGCGCAAAGACTGGTTGAAAAGGATTGTAAAAATCCAGTATTATGCTGGCGGCGTATGGTACGATGCTCAAATCACGAGTAAGAGTATCAGCGGCGATACGCTTACAATCCTCAGCCAAACAACGGACAGTAAAGCCCTGACGATTACACAGGTTCGCCTGATTGATACAGGCGGAGATGTGGCGGGGCAGATTACTGAAAACATCACCAAACTGGCATCGCAGGGCGTGATTACCCGCTGGGAATTTCCGCTCTACGAAATCGTAACCTGATAGGAGGCGAAAGAAAGAATGTATTCAAATTTACAGTGGTTAGACCACGCCGTAACGCCTGACCGCACGTTCACGATGAAAGCCAACGCTGACGGAACGGTAACGCTCACGCCAGCAGGAACTGTTATCCAGCAAGGCACGAATATGTCTGCCGCCAATTTCAACAACATCGAAATGGGCATCACAGACCACGACCTTGCAATGGAAATCCTCACAATGCTTGCCCGAAATCTTGCTGACAGAGCAACGGACAGCGAGGGCAACATCGAGGATGTGGCGGCAGATTTACTGGCAGAGGTTACACCCGAAACAAAGACTGTGAGCCTGAAAAACAGTGCGAATTATCCGTTTAACGGAAGTGTTACGAATGTCACGCTGACAAAATCCAGAAGCACCCTCAACTATACTGTTGAGGCAGAAGCTGCCACAGCAGACGGCGGCGTTGGAGAAATTGTCATCGCCGACAAGCAGAAGAACGGCTTCAAGGTTGCGTTCACGGGAAGTGCAACAGCCGTGACCGTACAACTCAAAATCAGAGGAGGTATCTTAGCATGATTGTAAAAGAAATCAACGAGGGCGCAAAAATCCCTTACGAAGTGAACGGCACAAAGGTTTGCTTCAACGATGACCTGACAATCAACCTTGCCAAGAGGCAGGAGGATTGGGCGGTTCATATCGACATTTGCAGCGATGATGAGGGTGAGCTTGTTATCGGCGCAAAGAGCGGCAGCTACTATGTCGCACAGCTTGACATCCCAGAACGTGAGTATGAAATCACGGAAACGGAAGTTGAGAACACTGACGGAGAGCAGACCGAGGGGCAGCAGACAACTACCACGAGCGAGCCGAAACCGCTCGATATGGACAAGGTCGCGCTTACCCTTTGGAAACTCGAAAACTACATTGCAGAATAACAGGAGGTACAGACAATGAGCAATTTTGACCTTTCGAGCCTTGCGCTCAAATCGGCTTTTCCGAACAACGTCATTTTGACTGATGACAAGGGGCTCCCGTCCGTTATGGTATACATTCCGAAATTCAAGATGTCGGATGTTATCACGGGAGCTACCGATAGCACCCACCCTGCGTTTATCGTAGACGGTGTGGAGAAAGATGGTATCTACATCTCGAAGTATCAGAACGTGGCGTATAACAGCCGTGCGTATTCTCTGCCTGGGGAAGACCCCAAAGCACAGATTAACGCTGACACAGCCCGTACCTACTGCGAGAATAAAGGTGCTGGCTGGCATCTTATGTCCGCTATGGAATGGGGCGCAATCGCCCTCTGGTGCAAGAAAAACAACTGGCTTCCTTACGGAAACAACAATTACGGCAAAGACACCAGAGAAACAATGTGCAAGGCGGTTCCGTCCTATAAAGAGGGCGATAAAACGTGCAGGGTAGCAACTGGTACTGGTCCTGTTGAGTGGTCGCACAACAAGCAGCTTGACGGCATCTATGACCTGAACGGAAATGTTTGGGAATGGGTGGACGGTATGAGGCTTGTCTATGGCGAGTTACAGATTTTGGAGAACAACAACGCCGCAGACAGCAGCAACTCGAAGCTCTCTACGGGCAATGCGTGGAAAGCGATTGACGGCACGACTGGCAAACTGATTACGCCTGGCGGTAAAGGCACTACCACGAACAGCTTGAAGCTGGACTATATCAGCAACAAGTGGCAGTGGATTACTGGAACAATCAGCAGCTCGTCTGATAGTTCTCAAAGCTGCGCGTTTGTGAGTGTATCGGCGGCATCCACGGTTTGCGATGAGGCAAAAGCCATTCTCTACGCACTGGCTATGCTTCCCGATGACACGGCCTTTGATTACGAGGGCGATTATTTCTGGGCGAACAACGCACAGGCAGAGCATTTCCCGTATCGTGGCGGCAGCTGGGGCAGCGGCGTGGGCGCGGGCGTGTTCAATTTGACCTTGGACCATGCCCGCGCGGGTTCCGGCACGGGCGTCGGCTTCCGCTCCGCTTTTTATGAATAACTGATAACTGAATACTGATACACTGACGGGGACTGCGATAGCAGTCCCCTATTCTTTTGGAGGTACGCACGCAATGGAGGATGAGCAGAAAAACCAAACCGCAGAGCCACAAAGTGAGGAAATCCCCGCACAACCATACAAGCCGTTTTACCTGAAAACGAAAATCGAGGATATGATGAAATACGGCAAGAAAGCCGTTGCATTGTTTCCGAGGCGAGAGCGGCATCGTATTGTGGCGTATTACAGCATTGCAACAGCTATGGTTTGAGAACAAAGCTCAATGCCATATACAAAAATTCAACCAAAGGAGGTACAGCGAATGGAGGATGCAATCTCTCGAAGTGAACACGAGGAATTTGCAAAGCGCATCGAGGAAAGGGACAAGCGACAGGACAGACGCATTGAGCTGTTGGAGGAAAACACCCGCCAGATTGGAGCATTGACCGTATCCGTTGAAAAGCTGGCACAGAGCATCGAGGTTATGTGCAAAGAGCAGGAGCAGCAGGGGCAGAGGCTTCAAGCGTTGGAAGGACGGGACGGCGAGATGTGGCGAAAGGTTGTCGGCTATGTCGTTACGGCAATCCTCGGCATTTTGATTGGCTTCGTGTTCACGCAGCTTGGCATGTAGGAGGCTTGCGGATGGAGGATAAAGACAAGAGGAAACGGCGCAAAAAGCCGAAGCAACTGAAAACAATGGACATCATCCTGATTATTGTCGGCGTTTCGCTTTTGCTGTTCACGATGGAAATGATACACACTTTTCAGATTTACGGCGCAATCCCTGACACCCTTGTTTCGTGCGTGTTCGCCTGTTTGGGCGGCGAGTGCGGCATTATGGGCTGGATAAAGACCACCAAGGACAAGAGCACCGATAGAAAGTGGCAAGTTGAGGACGAGAAACGCAGACGAAAAGAGGAACGGGAGCAACAAGGTTGTGAGCCTACGGAGCAACCGCCACAGGATGATGCACCGCAGCCGCCTGATGAGGCGGCAGGATAGGAGGCACATCAATGGCATTGACAGGCAGCTCTAACGAGCAAAAAATCTGGAACTACCTGAAAGCCACAGGGCTGAATGATTACGGCGTTGCTGGGCTGATGGGAAACCTTTATGCAGAAAGCGGCTTGCGCCCGAACAATCTGCAAAACGCCTACGAAAAGAAGCTGGGCTACACGGACGAAACCTACACGGCGGCGGTGGATAACGGTTCATACACGAATTTCGCCAAAGACAGTGCAGGGTATGGGCTGGCGCAGTGGACGTACAGTACACGAAAGGCTGGGCTATTGAGCTATGCGAAATCCAAGGGCAAGAGCATTGGCGATTTGGAAATGCAGCTTGATTATCTGATGAAAGAGCTTGCAGGCTATTCAGGCGTGCTGAACGTATTGAAAACTGGAACGTCCGTCAAGACAGCATCCGATGAGGTGCTGACGAAGTTTGAAAGACCCGCAGACCAGAGCACAGCGGTAAAGACGAAGCGAGCTGGCTACGGGCAGAGTTACTATACCAAATATGCGAAAGGAGCAACTACAATGAGCAACTCTACATTGGTAAATTGCACAGTAAAAAGCCCCAACCACAGCGGGGCGAGAACGCATAAGATTGACCGCATCACGCCTCATTGCGTGGTCGGGCAGCTTTCCGCAGAGAGTATCGGAGGCTGCTTCACAAGTACGAGCAGAAAGGCGAGTTGCAACTACGGCATCGGTTACGATGGGCGTGTGTGCCTTGTCGTGGATGAAGCAAACCGTAGCTGGTGCAGTTCCAGCAATGCGAACGACCAGCGAGCAATCACGATTGAGTGCGCATCGGACAAGTCCGAACCGTATGCTTTCAAGGACGCTTGTTATAACAAGCTGGTGGAGCTTTGCATCGACATCTGCAAGCGCAATGGGCTGAAAAAAGTCCTCTGGTTTGGAGATAAGACAAAGAGCCTGAACTACTCCCCTGCATCGGGCGAGTGTGTTCTGACTGTTCACCGCTGGTTTGCGAACAAGTCCTGCCCTGGCGATTGGCTGTACTCCCGTATGGGACAGCTTGCCGAGGCAATCAATAAGAGACTGGGAAGCTCTGGCAGCACGGGAACGACAACCAGCGGAACGATGTACCGTGTCCGCAAGAGTTGGAGCGACAGTGCAACGCAAAAAGGAGCGTTCACGAGCCTTGCAAACGCCAAGGCTTGTGCCGATAAGAACAGCGGATATTCCGTATATGACGGCAGCGGAAACGTGGTTTATTCGCCGTCTGGAAGCTCCGGCAGCACGTCTGGCACGTTCACTGCTTATAAGGTTCGAGTTACCGCATCCGTGCTGAACATCCGCAAGGGAGCTGGCACGAATTACGGCACGAACGGCAGTATCCGTGACAAGGGCGTGTATACCATCGTTGCGGAAAGTTCTGGCACTGGTGCGACCAAGTGGGGCAAGCTGAAATCTGGTGCTGGCTGGATTTCGCTCGACTACACGAAAAAGGTTTAACAGAAAAAACGGAGGGTAAAAGAGAATGAACGAATTTCAGATTTTGCTCATCAACAATCTGGTGGAGATTATTTTTGCGGCAATCGGCGTTGTGTTCACGGGCGTTTGCATCCCGTGGGTGAAAAGCTCCGCTATTCCGTGGCTGAAAGAAAAGCAGCTTTACAGCCTTGTTGAGAAATACGTCAAGGCTGCTGAAAAGAAAGCCGAAGCTGGCAGTCTGGCAAAGCCGCTGAAAAAGGATTATGTCATCAAACTGTTAGAGGCACGAGGCGTGACCGTTACGGGCGAGGTGGATGCCTTTATCGAGGCTGCGGTCAAGGAGCTGGACACGGCTGTACAGTCTGCCGTGATTGAGGTTGCTGGTGTGGTTGATGAAGCATCGGAGGATAAGACCGAGTAAAAACGAGGGGCTTGCGATGGACATAAATGTCTTTAGCAAGCCCCTTATTTTTGTTTATGCCCGCAGAAACCCCAGAAACGATTTCTAAGGCATTTTACGTTTTGGGTAATAATTTATACCTGTTTACCCCGAAACGTGGCACAGCGAAGCCCTGCGGGGCGAGAGCAGGGTTCTAACGAGTTTCAATGTGGCAGAAGTGCAAAACCAGAGAGAAGCCCCGCGTGTACACAAATTATTTACAAAGAAATTTGCAAAAGGTTATTGACATACACGGCAAAATGGTGTATAATAAAGATACAAGGTAAGGGAAAGCAAAAAGCAATCCCAAAAAATTTTAACACGAATTGCCCCAATAAGGGGAACGCACGGAGG